CTTGTGTACTTGTAATCGCCTTTGTTAACCCAATACATGTTACACAAGCATGATTGCAACCGGATTGGGCCAACAATCTTGCCATCGACTCGTTTAAACTTGCGTTGCAGGAAAATGACGTCGTCAATACCGACATACGGCTTTAGCTCCTCACCTTTGCGGCCTGCAGTGTAAGTCATGCGAAAGTCTTCGGCAAGAACTTTAGCGACGGTGACCTGGTTGAATCTGTCAATGACCGAGTCACTGGCACAACACAGGTTATCATCTCCTTGGGTGGCTGCAGAGCAATTGTCCCAAAAGTCATATGTCCCAGTAAGTTTGACATAAGCGTACACGAGGCAGCTCATGGACACCATGGAGTTAATAAACCCCGTGAGGAAATGCCCACTGGGCAACGACTTCTGCCACTCAACAACATGAGTGGACAGCGCACCTTCACCGACGACGTGGCGGCTCTTAACAAGGTCAAGAAACAAAATGGTTCTGACCTTGTTATCCTCCTCAGAGGCGCCACGATAATGGTACCATGAATTGATAAACTGGAGGCAAGCCCATAACATCTGTGGTTGTTCAGAAGAGTCGAAACCCTTAAAGTCGCCGTCCCAAACCTTGTTTCCGGGACGCAAGATAAAATTATGAAGCCACTCCCAATCCGCATAAGGATTGATACCGGTACACATGCCGTGTTCGCGGTACTTGGAGAGTGCCGAAGCAACGATCTCCCCGAAGTACATTCTGCACAACACATAATAGTGTATAGCAGTGCCAGAAATGTATCTGGCCGCCTTTCCAGGAGCTCTGACCTCATCTTTAAGAAAGCCTCGGACAACGAACCACGGGCGTTTCCCTTCTTTAAGCAAGGATTGCAAATTTACAATTTCTTGCTTGAACTTACTGAACTTGGGTCCGCTGACATCATAATCTTCGCTGTTGCCAACGATAAAAGTCTTGTCCTTGTGTTCAACACACAAAGGCAGGCCAACAGACGTCTTCCGCGGAATGGAGGCAACGCCAGACCTTCCGACGACTGCTTCCTCAACACTCCAAACGTCTCCACGAGTGGTAGTTGTGCAGGCCGAAAAAGGTCGCATTGCAACAAACACAGCACTGTTGAAAGAAGCTGTGTCAATGGCCATAGGAGGCACGCTGTATGGTTTCAGCGCCTCAACCATTGGACAAATCTTCTCTCCATCTGCATAATAAGGGCTCAAGCGAACCGGCTTGCTGGTGTATTCAGGTACAAGCTCCTCGAAGGCCTTGTCCTCAAACAGCACAGTCGGGACCAAATTTGTCCTAACAGGCATACTGATAGGACAAGTGATCATGCCGGAACACTCAAAAGACCCCATATCCTTGCGTACGGTTTCAACCGTGATGGCTTCACCTTGGCGATCGACGGTAACTCCGTGAAAGGGAACATCCTTGCCAATAGGCATATTATGTTCCTCGACCACTTGGAATTTAACTGGAACTTCAAGCCCCGCTTCCAAAACCGTACGCGCGTAATCGAGCTCATCAATAACGGGATCGCCATAGTCGCGGGCCAACCTCTGGAGGTATGGCTCAACAAGTTCCTGAGTAAGGACTTGAGCATACCCTTCCTGATAGGAAGGCCTCCCACCGACGTGTAAACCACACACAACGCGATTGCTGAAAGAGCCGCCATTGGTAATAGACAAAACTCCTCCACAATCACCTGAGCGGGTCGCAGCTTTGTAAACAAACCACCGGTTGTGGTCGATACAGAGCTTGCCAGATCCCATGCGCAAACGACCTGTATCATACTTACCAAACACCGTGGTGGTGGTATGTACAAGCGGGTCGGAGCGTTGGCAATCTACTGGGCGTAAGTCGCCAGAGTCCATACGCATTT